AAATCTATTGATGGATAGCCTCGCGCAGAGGCAAAGCTACCATGATCAGAACTATCGTCAATGACAAGAGGTCGCCACATCCTGTGAGCGGAGCCTTGTCGGGCCTATATTTCCAAAAGGTCCAAAACGGTGGTGACTGGGAACCTTTCACGCCCTTTCGCACTCCGAAGGTCGTTGGTGACGAAATAATCGCCAAGCAGATCAAGGAATTTAGCGCTGAGATTAAAACTCTCAGGTCACGGTTTAATGTGACGAAGGACAAGGCTACTGGTCAGAGATTGGCTGACTTGAAGAGGCGACGCTCAGTGTTGGCAGCCGACCTACAGATTTACAGGTTGAGCCGCATGCAAGACAACATTGAAGTAGCTGCAGCTCGTGTAGCTCAGCGCCGTCGTCGAAAAGAGGAAAACCACAATTATCTGATGAATCTGCAGTCAGGTAGTTATGGTGTTGGAGACATCTTCAACTCCAACGGAGCGAAGATTCAGAGTAACGCCTCCATCGTTGATTACTTTGGTTTCATTGAACCCCCAAACAACTGGGATGACGATGACGATATTGCTCTCGCTAATAAGCTAGCTTCAAAGCTGCAAGAGCATGTGGATTTCCACGCGGCAGTTGCACTCGCCGAGATCGACAAAACCAGAACGATGATCGCTGACAATGCAAAGAAGATGGCGCGTGGGCTGCGAAAAGCGGCTCGTGGCGACATAGTCGGAGCAATTAGAGTCATGGGTAACACCAAGAACTCTTCAGCGGCGCTAGGCTCGATATCAAGTCGGTCGACGCGCAGGCAGAAATGGATCGCACAGGGTGACCCCGTTCGGGATAGGTACCTCCTTTATCAGTTGGGTATCAAGCCACTCATCAGTGACGTGCAAGCTGCAGCACGAGCACTCGCGTGGTATCTCGACCGTCCGCAGTACCAAAAGGTACGTGCGCAACGTAAGAAGGACGACAAAACAAAAGTCGTCGACGGAACAACGGCGTACTATGCTAGCAGAACCATGGTGATGGCACAATACATCGCCATACTCAAGTCAACTCCTCCGGCCGCCGATGTATTAGGCGTCACCGACATAGCTTCCGGTTTATGGGAGCGGGTTCCACTGTCGTTTGTAGTCGATTGGTGGATCCCAATTGGGGGTTGGTTAGAGTCGCTAAATGCGAAACGAGTGTTCGGTGAAGTGTTTACCGTGAAAACGGTTGTAACGCGTACTCACCAGTCGATTGAACAGTCTCGCCAAGAAAATGGCATGACGTTCGCGGCAAACCGGGACACTAACCTGTTCCGGGTGTCACTCGTCCGCACGTGCGGGCACGGGATTGATGCTCCGCTTCCGACGTTCAAGCCCCTGTTTCATAAGGACAAGGACGTTCGAACCAGACACACTCTCGAGAGCATAGCCTTAGCTCACAAGTATGCGCAGATCCTCGACAATCGTGCGGCGCGCAAAAGCGCGCGGCCACGGTAGCCGAGCCAATAACCCTCCTTCAGAAAGTTCGTTATGAGTAATATCTCAAACATCGCCGTTTTTGACGGCGCCGCCACACCGGTCCTGCACACTCTTGTGCCGATCTCCGTCGAGAAGACGGGGAAGACGACCAATCGCATTGAAGCGTTGTGGCGCGAACAAGTAGCTTCCTTGCCGACCTACGCTCAAGTGTCGGCGCGGATGTCGCTGTCACGCAACCCGAAGTCGGGTGTGTGGCACGTGGACTTCCGTATCGAAGTGCCGGTGATGGAGAGTGTTAGCGGAGCC